CACTGGTTTCACAGTTCTCGAGTGCGCTCGTTTTGTTGACCATGCTCGAGCCACGGATCTCTTCAGCGAAGCCTGTAGTGGTCGGAACGGTATCGCCAATATCGGCGTACAGATCGGCACGCATAACGATTCGAGTGCCGTCGTCCACGATGATTTCGGTGATGATGCGCCCACGGGGGCAGTCTTTCCAGAATAAGGGTAGGCGTTCTGCTACTTCGGCGTAGTCGGCTGGATTGAAACTCATGACTGTTGGTCCTTTATGTGTTGGCGTTGCGCGCTATTTGCGTTCTGATCGGCTCTGATTGCTTTCGCTACTGCCACACATCTGGTCACTTCCTCCAAAGTGAACCCGACAAAACCGCCTTCTTCAGCACACAAGTAACAGATGCCGCGTAACTCGGTCCGCAACCGAAAATCTAGGTTTCTAAACTCGGCGTTACAAATACCGCAGTTCATTTGAACCCGCCCAATCGCATAGCCACGATCACATCTTGAGTGCTCTTGGTTAGATTTGACAAGTAGATGCCGTTCTCCTCAGCGACATAAGCCAACTCAAACAACGCTTTTCTGAGCATCGTTATATCTTCTTTCATGCGTTCAATCTGCCATGTCGCAGACTTCATCGCAATCTCAGCCTTAGTGATAACTGCGGTCATCGCCGCCAGTTCGTCATTCATGTCGGGTCCTTAATCTGTCGGTACTTTCCGTCACTATACACAAGGTGTGTGGCGTGAAAGTTCTTAGAGCGGATCTTGCGCCGATCATTCTCAGTAGTGCCCGCCCAAATCCCCCGCTCATCAGGATGAGATAACGCATACGCGAGACACTCCACGCGTACCGGGCACGCCTCACAGAACGGTTTGATGACGTTCATGTTCCGCGACGATTCCATGCCACTGGACGGGAAAAACAAGTCGAGGGGTAGTTCGTGGCAAGCTGCAGATTGTTGCCAGTCGGGACGATAGATGTTCAGCACAAAGACCACGGTTTCCAACCGCACTTGCCCACTTTTTCACGCTCCGAATATAGAAGATAAGCGTATTGAAGATTCTTTGCTGGATCGGACATTGCTTGCTCGAATGGCATTCCGAACACTTGCTCAACATAATCATGATGTGCGGTGTCGTTGATTTGTGCGGGACCCCAGTCATGCCCATTCCAGCGTGGATCGCCTTTAATGATGTTTTGGCATCGTGTTTCTTTGAACAGGATTTGACCTAACTTTTGGAGTATCGCGGGATCGTTCGGCCAGCCGACCGATATCGCTAGCGGGAACCATTCTTGACAATGGGTATCTGCGGGGACGGGTGCGACGGTTATTGGCGGGATCGTGGTCGTCGTAGTGGTTGTGGTGCTTGTGGAAGTCGTCGTCGTAGACAACTCTTGTACGCGCTCCTGCTGTTGCTCGGGTGTCAACATCCCGACCGTGACTGTGGAAGGCGTAGGGAGCGTTTTAAGGGTATCTGACGAGCCCTGTACGCCTGTGATAGCCCACAGTGCGCACATCCCATAGGTGGCAATAGATAGAAGAAGAAAGCGTTTAAGGTTCATTAGTAGTCCTCTGATAAGTCCGCAACGGATTTGCGGGTACTGAAAAAGCCGTCCAGCATCGGATTATTTTGCATGATCTCGCGAGCCATAAAAGCCCGATAGTTATTGTTGAACTTGAACTCGCTAGACGGATCGTTGGTGAGCGCATAGTCATAGCGGAGCACCTCCACAAGGGCCGCGATGCCGTAATGCCAATGCCCACGGTTCCGCAAGTCAACACACATTCGAGTCAACTTAGGTAATACCCACGGGTTTGCTTCTTTGAACGCTTCATATTTGAGCAGTTCAGCCGGGACAGTTAATTCGTCAAACAGTGACGGTTGCATATTTCCTCCTGAGTCGGGTTTCCGAGGTCGGGAGTAGGTTTACCGACTTATAGGTCGGATGTCAAGTCTCTAAGCGACAAGGTTGGGGAAAACCTTAATCAAGTCTAGGACTGCTGGGGTCCAAGTGTCGCCCGTGACATACTGCAGATGCCACGGCTCAAAGTTCGGATTCTTAGGGTCTGAGACTGCCCAAGTAAACCCATATTTGAGGGCTTCACAAGTAGCGAAACCGTCGCCCAAAAGCCATTTACAAATCGGGGAACTAACATCACAGTTCGCAACGTCTATAGCCAATCCCCAACCATGATCCGATTGCCCCGGAGTGGCACACGGGCTCATGCCGGGCTTCAAATAATATTTCTTGCCCTGCCAAATCCGCACTACTTGAGGCACACGGCCCATGTCTGTAGTCGAATACCGAGCGTTAAACATTGAGAGCTGCTGAGCGTAAGTACGGTACGCCCCAACCTGATTAAGAGTTAACGCATTAAAGTAAGCGGCTAGTTGTAAACAGTTCCATGCGGTCGCAGCGTGTTTCTCTAGTTTCCCTAACGGCTTTTGGATAGTCCGCAAAACTGCCGAAACCACATAACCGTTCTTTTGACCCGTCAGGTCAGTCGGCATAATGATCGGCAGTACGGGATAGGTAGTCATCAGGTTACGGGCTCAAGTACGATGAGATTATGAGTACCTGTTGCAACGATTGCATACAGTTCCTCTTGATTTGGGATAACCAGTTCTTGAGTGGCGGCGTTAGTCAACTTGAGTCCAGTCGAGGCGGTGACATCAGCACCGCCAACAAAAGTGTCGTTCCCTACACATCGTAGATAGATCGTTGCCTGCTCCGTATTAGCGGAACGGACTTTGACTGCTGTGGTTGATACGGCGTAAACGGTCTGTTTCATTTCGGGTCCTTCTTTCGGATGATTGGTTCCACTGGCTTGTTTGTAAGAGCTGCCATTCCGTTACCGACCGAGTAGCCGATAATCATCGTGATGATCGGGACACCTTCGGAGGTTTGGAGTTTGCCGATTGACAAAAGGACAGTGATACACACAAGTCCGACTAGAGCGATGAGGGCTTTACTGGGATTAAATGTCATGGCAGTGGTGGGTCTGGTAGGTCGGCTTCGTTAGACGGTATCCATGTGTCTGGGAAGTCGCGCAGCTGCTGCCGCCATGTGGCCCACTCAGCAGACTTTTGGGGTGTCAACGGATTGTTAGGTATCTGTGTCCAGTCGGATTCATACAACATTTGGACTAACACTTGATCTAAAGCGTTTTCTAAAGTCTGGAACTCTAAATCGGGGTTGATGGGAATAATCATGCTGTGCCCAAATCTTCCACAGTCAAGATTGCTAGTCGAGTGGCGGATCGTGTTGCTACACCAGTACCAGCCGAGTACTGCAGGGTCGCGACAACAGTTTGTGAGCCTGCGCTGTATGTTCCGACTGCTTGACACATACTGTTGAAAGGTAAAACAATGGAAGTGATGCCCACAGTGTTTGAGTTCAAAACTGTTCCAGTGACTGTCCCTGACCTCAATCTGACTGTGCAAGTAGTAGCAGTAGACCCACTCAACTGGGGTTCGGTGTACATCACACGGTAGTAACGGTTAGCGACTGCGGTCCAAGTAATAGTCAGTTCCACGACTTCGGCTGTAACGGCGGCGTCAGTGGTGCTACTGGTGACTGGTGCAACCATTATGCCACGGGGGAAGTTGTTACATTGCGTATTGGTCAAAACCTGACCGGCAGTGAAGTCGTTGTTAGGCGTGACAGCCATATTTAGGCTGCTTCGTAATAGGCGTTGATAAAAATGATGTCGCCAGTAGCCCAAGTGAACGGGATAGCAGAAGTTATACCCGTATAAGTTCCATATGTGGAAGCACAGTTTAGAACTTGGACTCGAAGGTAAGCATTTAATGTTTGTCCGACGGTTACACCTACGTTGTATGCCGTAGCCGAAGTGTCAAAAAAAGTTGCTTGGCCTAAAGGTACGTTCAAAGGCATTAGACTGGTGTTGATATTAACTGGGACTTGAATGCCAAGAGCGCCGGTGACTGCTGAAGTGCTACCCAATGTGATAGTCCCAAAATAATGAACAAAGTTGTTGACACGGCAATACTGAAAATCCAGTGTTGCGTTGCCGACAGTAAAACCCGAGAAAAGCGGCGTGAACGCCGTGTAGGTTCCAAGAACCGTGTTACCAACAGCAACCTTCG